TTATGGAGCGTATCAGTACAACCCAATGGCGAGCTATCAGAGATACCAACAGCCCGAACCAACACAAGGCATAAGTGGCAGAGTAGTACAAGCAGTTGAGACTATTAATCCCAACGAGGTGCCGATGGATGGCAGTGTGGCATTTTTCCCAAAACAGGATTTAACAGAGATATACGCTAAGAGTTGGAATGCTGACGGAACAATACGCACATTGGCTTTTAAGCCGGTTTTAAATGATAAGACAGATATTTTATCAGGTGACACGGAAAAACTTGAATTTGACCTATCAGAGAAAGCCACAGAGGGTATTATGGCAAAGCTCAACGAACTATCAGAGAAAATTGAGCAATTATCTTTAGGAACGCAAAGAAAAACTCCACGAACACAAAGTAAGGAGAGTGAAAAAGCATGAATGTAATGGGAATAATGCAACAGATAATGAGCAATAACCGCGTAATGGGAAATCCAACACGAATTTCGACAACAGTAGTGTTGAAGCTTCAACGACTAATGAGTGAGGACGAATACCAATAAACTCAACACGAGCGCCCGACCCTATATGGTTAGTATAGGTGAAGATATAGTCTGAACTATCGAGGAAACCGATAGAAATGTAAGATAAAGAGCTTACATGATAACAAAATTGGCTGCGAGACAAGAGAAGCCATCCAAGGTGTAAACTACAACATGGCAACTAACACTTGTGCTTTACAAAACACAATGAACAATAATACAAGAGATATTATTGACAGCCAGCAGGCAGGCTTTAGAAGCATATTAGACTACTTATGTCAGGATAAGATAGCAACACTTACAGCAGAGAACAATGATTTACGTAGAGCAGCTTCACAGGATAGACAGAACGCACTTCTGACCACTACAATGGCAGCGCAGACAAATCAGATTATTGACGCAGTAAGACCTACACCGGTACCATCATTCCCGGCAAGCAACCTTTATGGATATGCTTATAACGGATGCGGATGTAATACAGGTTGCGGATGCTAAACAATTAAATAATTGAGTATCTTAATCGAGTTCTTTCGAGTTTCTTTCGAGTTTCCACTCGAAGAACTGAATACAAGATTATGTCTGCTAAGCAGTATTACTTGATGTTACCGACACAGATGTCGGGAAGATAAAGGGCAGACTATAATGTTTGCCCTTATTTTGTGAAAGAGAGGATTTTATTATGGCTGAATTTTCAAATGTTGCAACACAGACAGTTGCAGCAAACGGAAATGTATTATTTACAGATGCGCCAACATCTGTATGCAATAAAGGATATATTTCGCACAGAACAGGGAGCGGATTAATTAACCTTAAAGGCGCTACCAACACTTGTAAAGCAAAGTACAGAGTAGAATTTAACGGAAATATTGCAGTCCCTACAGGTGGAACTGCAGAAGCAATATCATTAGCTATTGCTGTCGAGGGCGAGCCGGACTTATCCACATTGGCAATCTCTACACCAACAGCAGTTGAAGCATTTAACAATGTGTCTATGGCAACAGATGTATGGCTTCCTTGCGGATGCTGTCAGGCAATTTCTGTCAAGAATACATCTGCACAGGCTATCAGTGTTGCAAATGCTAACATCACAGTAAATCGAATTGGTTAGGGGGCGAGAGTATGCACGTTGAAAGAATACACAAAATGCAGGAGTGTCTTACAGAGAAAGCTGTCAACGAGCTTGAAAAGGGTATTGAGAATGTTGATACTTCCGAGATGGGACAGGTCGTAGATATGATAAAAGACCTTGCAGAAGCTGAGTATCATTCAATAATTTCCAAGGCTATGAAAAAGGCTGATGAAGAGGAAGAAGAGTACGACAAAGAACTCCTAAGAAGTCTTAAGGCAGAATATGGCGAAGAAAGTGGCAGAAGATATTACGACCAATATCGCTATGCAAATGGCAGATTTGCCCCTAAAGGCCGTGGAACACGTAGAGGATATGAAGAACCGCCATATTATCATATGCCGATAAACTACAACGACATGGAGTATATGCGTGACATGGATAAGAGCCGAGGTAAGATGTACTACTCTGAACCGATTGCACCACATGTGAGTGAAAGCAATTATGACAGAGCAAAGAGACATTATACCGAGACAAAGGAAATGCACAAAGGAGCTTCAACAGAGGACAAAGAGCATAAAATGAAAGCCCTTGATATGTATATCCGTGAATTAAGCGGAGATATATCGGAGCTTTTAAATGACATGACACCCGATGAACGCAACCTTTTACGCACGAAGATGAGCAATCTTGCGTCAAAACTGTAATTATTAAGGCTATGGGTAGTAATGCTCATAGCCATTTTTAGAGGGTATAAGCATGGATATAAGAGTTAATGATACATTGTGGCACATACAATTTAAAAAGCCCACATCAAGTGAATTAAGGCGGTCAGACGGCACAATAAGCCTAGGAGTAACCGATAATACAACCAAGACAGTGACGATAGCTGATAATGTGTCTGATTACATGGCTGACAGGATACTATGTCACGAGCTAGTGCATGTGTACTCGTTCTCATACGGCTGTGACATTGACATAGAGACAGAGGAAATAATCGCAGACTTTATGAGCTTGTATGGGCGGAATATTGTATACACGGCTGACAAAATATTTAATTTATTGGAGCAAAAATATGGATAAAATAGACAAACTATTAGAATACATACACCGGACTAATCCGGAAATGACACGGCAGAAATTGATTGAAAAGCTAGGAGAGAGTGACTACAGTGCTAAGAGCATTTATTTTTTGGCGATTCAAAATTCAAAGCCCTAAAAATTTTAGGATTCGAGAAGTACCCCCCTACATTTGACTTTTTCGATTTCAAAAATCCGTTTGCGAAATTTTACGAAAACTTGTCGAAAACTTGCAAAGAACTCGCACCGCACTTTAATTGAGTAAAGTTTTCTGAAAATTCAAACATTTTCCATGAGTTGGTGCGCCCGACTTGTTAGATATTGCACCCGGCACAACTTGCCACGGCTTGACGGCTTGCAATGCTATAATTATATTTTTAGACATTGTAAACGGCTTGTTTTGTGGCTTATTTTAGCGCGCTTAATAAAATCCATGTTAGCACGTTTAAAAGCCCTTAAAACGTCAAGTGCACGGCTTCAAATGTGTATATCATAAAATCATAGAATATTTTTGTTAATTTGTCAATGTACTACAGCACCCGGACTTATAGCCGGACAACTTGCGACAGCTCGACAGCACGCCAAAAAGGGATATAAAAATATCCCTAATGATAACAAGTAATATATTTTCTGGCTTGATAGTCACAAAATAATGTGACCGGGTGAACGTGCGCGCGCTTTTCTACGACTTGCAACCATTCACCGGACCTTTGAACTGTTATTTTTAGTTCGTGTGATTCCATCCACTCTATGCAGTCGTATTTGATATAACTAAAGTCACTTATTTTTGGCACTTCATAGCCTAGCGCCTTAACGCGCTTATATATTTCCTTTTTCCCCAAGTATTCATAATTAGACATAATACACCCCCTCTAACTATAACAAGCCTTAATTATTGGGCTTATATAGTTTTTATGCTGTAGATAGTTAGTAAAAGCCGTCCGGCGGTATTCCTTGCCACTTATAAGCGCGGTAATATCGTCACATGCGCCCGACTCTGCGACAGCTCTAAAAATGTCTGTTATCGCTTTACGTGTGGCGCGCTCGCTTGCCTGATATTCCGGTGCGCTTTGATATTTGCCGTTGTAGCGTGCTCTTATTTCACGTTCTACAGCGTCAAGCGTAGTTAGTTCGTTATCCATTCATTAACCCTCTTTTCTGTTTTAGTACATGATTTATAAGCTATTTTTTGACCTTTTCGCGGTCTGTCGTGCGTTAATCTGTTTTTATTAGGTGGTAACGTAAATCACCTATAAGGGCGCACAATTATTTGTTCAGGCGTTGCGCCTCTTGAGCCTGATATAAATATAAAGGCATTTACAAAACCTCTTGACGCGATTATTTACCGGACGCGCGGACGGAGTGCAATATATACAGTCGTAAAGTCGTATAAAAGCACCTATAAATAAAATAATTAAATTGATAATATAAGACCCAAAAAGCCTTATATATAAAGCTAATAGCCGGAATCGAACCGGCTAGAATACACCATGTTAATTTGTATCGCTATTAGCTAAATAAAAACTATATTAATAGTATCCGTTAAGTTGTACAGCTTTTCACAATTAGCATTGTAAAGAGCTTCTTTTTTGTCACTGTCTGATAAATACAATTTGCTAATTGCAAGTTCCACCGCGTCAATAATAGAGCGGTATAGCTCAGGTGGTAAACAGCATAAGTATTCACCACTATATATTTTTGGTATTTTCATTTTATCCCCATTAAAAAAGCGCCTTAAAGGTCAATTTATAAATTGTTACAATTTCCATGTTTTCGTTTGTACTTAGAAAAGTTGTTATTTTTGCGCCCTTGCCGGCTTGCTTTTTCGCTTCTTGCGCTTCTCTTAAAGTCCTATAGTTATATTCATAATATCCGGTCTCATAATCAAACATATATTTGCACCTCACAAATTAATAAAAAAATAAAAATAAACCGCCATAACCAATTATTAGGCATGACGCAAAAAGCCCGAAAGCCTTTAAAAGCTCGATTAAATCCCTCATATTGTGCCCCCTAACAATAACAAAAATCACCTTGCAAACCGGTTGTAATAATCATTTTCCCATCTTTACGGCGGTAAACGACACCACAACCGCCATCACTTAAAGACCACACAAGCCAGCCAGCCGGAGTTATTTTTTCATGCTTCTTATAATCATAAAAAGCATAATGCGGTTTTATTCCGCTTTTTTCCTGTTCAAGTGCATTGTTTATAATTTCATTGTCCGTTAATAACAACGCTTTCCCGTTTTTCTGTCGTCCGCAATATCTCATTTTTACGCCCTTTCTGGTCTGCCATCATCAGCACCGGGAGACCGTTCCACGGTGGACGCTCCACGTTGGAGCGTTTCGGCTTAAAAATAAATATAAAAGCTTTTCCCATTGCTATTCCATTCGCTATCTAATACGGTAACTTTTGAAAGTCTGCCAATGCATCCATAAACTCCGGCGGCATAGTATTTAGAGTCGACTTGGCAACCTTTAGCATCGGGAAACTCTTTTTTAATTTCCTGTATAATCTCATTGACTTTGTGACAGCAAACGCCACTTTTTTCGTCGAACGGCTCCAACTGTGAGATATAGTTCTCTGCGTTTTCAAAAGTATAGATGTTACAATTTAACTTGATGCCGTTAACCATTTCGCCCATTCTGCAAATTTCCTTGTGTGATAATTTTTTCATTTCTTTTCCCTTTTGACTGTGATATAATACAGTCACCTTTCAATTATTATTTTGTTTGGTGCCTGTCGTTCAGTTGGTAGCTCTGCGACAGGCTTTTTTATTTTGTTCCTTGCCTTTCGGCTTGACTATACATTATCATATTATATTAGTAATGTCAATACATAATTGCAAAAATATTGCAAAAATATTTATACTACTAATTAGAATAATATTTATATTCATAATTTCAAAATTATATATAATAAGTAATAAAACAATAATTGCAATAATACATGTAATTAATATTGACATAGTAATTTAATTGTTATATATTTATGTATAGCAATATTATTTATAGTATTATTGTTAGTGATTATTGATATTATTAATTTATATAATGAGGTGTAAAAAATGGATGAAAAGAAAATGATTGAAAACTATAAAAGTAGAGTAAAGAGACAGAATGAAAAAGCAAAAGAGAACTATGACAGAATAAGCGTTATGCTGCCAAAAGGCACAAAAGACCGAATACAGGCGCAAGGGCTGACAATTAATGGATTCGTAAACCAATTAGTATTGGAGAAGTTGGACGAGTTGGAAAAGAATAACAACGAGTGCCTGTTTTAAAATTCAAAGTCGGTTTTTGTGACCGGCTTTTTATTTTTTTATATATAATTAATATATATGTGTGTAATGTGGTATATATTAATCAATACAGTTATTGTTATATGTCCAATAATCAGTATATTGACAAAATAAGTATATTTGATTATTATTATTTTAAATTTAATTAATAAGCGGAAGCCGGTTGCCCGTACTGTTTGGAATTACTCCAAGCGGTGCGGGCTTTTTTATTTTATGATTTTGAGGTGCTGAGATGGAAAAAATTAAAGGAAATATAACTAAACATTTAATTGCTGATTTTGGCACTTTCCAGCTCTATCGGGAGGACTTCGAGAGGGCTATAGAACAGGCTTGTCAAGAACTGCAAATTGACGATTTGAAAAGCGAGGGTCAAAGACCTTGGAAAGCTGTTTGTAAAAGAGTCGGAGAGATTATATTTAATGATAACAGTATATTAAAAGATAAACAGTTATATGATAATACATGTATGTTAACTAACTACAATAGATATAATTATAATATATTAAATAATATATGTGATGAATATATATATATTAGTGATAAATATAACAAGCTATGTAGTACTGTTGCATTTAGTAATTGGTGTAATATAGATTGTGGTGTTATAGATAATTGGAGACTGAATAAAGAGTCAAGTCCTAAAAGTTATGAGATTTGGCAAAAATTGCAAGGAATCCGTAAAGATTGTATCAAGGATAGAGCATACGACAATAAATCCCCTGTCGGTGCTATGTTCGTTGGCAATAATGAATTTGGTATGAATCAGCCGGGAATTGGCTACGAGGCCACACAAGCGAGAGCGTTAACCGCCAATGAATTGCCACAATTGGGCGGTGCAAATAGTCAGAATATTAAAGCATTATCAGGCGATAGCATGGTTGATAATGCCAAGTAATTGCATATACAATACACACAATTCTAAACCCTTGATTTATAAGGCTTTGAGAGCTATTGAATTATTACAACTATGCATAAAACAGTTGTTTAGCGAAGAGTTGAAAGGGTATAGATGAATTGTATATGCAATAGATACAATTTAAAATGCTTGATGTTTGAGGACTGAAAAACGCACGCATTGGGTACCCTAGGGGTCTATACGAAAAGTAAAAACTGCCCCACTTAGCCCCTCAAATATCCGCCAAAACAAAAAGGCTCTTACCCATGCCTCAATCGCACCAAGCAGTATTTATTATTATAACATAAGTTATATATTAATTAAACAACATACACAATAATAATATATATACATACAACTATGATTAAATATTAGTTATATATAATATATAACAGTAAAGGAGTTAACGGAGATGAAATTAACAGGATTTGAGTCTAACAAAATTAATTCCGATATGGTAAATCACCCTAGCCACTATAATCTGCCTGACCGAAAAGAGTGCATTGATGAAATGATTGACATTTACGGACTTAAGGATGTGGCTAAATGGTGTGAGATTACTGCATACAAGTATAAATATCGTGCCGGACATAAAGGCTCTGTAGTTGAGGATATGAGCAAGGCAGAATGGTACATGGATAAAGCTCGCGAACTTAAGTCTAAGCGCAAATGGAAGATTTTCGACAAGATTGTTTATAAATTCATGCCAATGTTTCTTAAGGGCCTGTATACATGGATAATTTTATTTTGTATGTTTTACGGAATACTCTTTGCTGACCGATGCTCAATGGTTGTCTCAATAGTGTTTTTAGTTCTTGCGTGCATAGCCGAGTCAATATTGAAAGAAAATGAGGTGTAAATCATGTTTGTATTAAAAATCGCGACAACAGTATGGCTGGCATTAATTGCGCTTGGAATGATAAGTGCCACATTAAACGAAAAAGAGACAGTTACCACAAGGCTCATTAGCATTGCTATAATGTTCGGTCAGATACTTGCCATAGCTTTTATGTGGCAGTAGATATAGGGCATTCGCCAAGTGGTAAGGCACGGGATTTTGATTCCCGCATTTCGTTGGTTCAAATCCAACATGCCCTGTTCGGGGTTTTACTTGGTTCCCCGACATTGGACTTAGTAGTTCCTTTCACCCTCATAGTGGAAAACTGTTAAGAGCCGTCACAAGGCTCGTGAGGGTTTAATCGTGTATAATCCCACAATGCACGAGCGTGGAAACCAACCTGTCGTAAAGACATCTGTAATAGGCGGAGCAGACATATATACCCCCTTTAATTAATTGTTAAACTAGGGCAACTCAAATCATATGAGTCTTAGGTGAGGTGCAATCCCTCACATGTCCTTTGCTGTAGGTTTCCTAGTTCTTTTCCTACAGCACATACAAATTTATATCTCCGGAGGGTGTAGCCACTCCTTAGACTTCACCCTCATTAACGGCATGTAGCTCAGTGGTAGAGCAGTCAGCTAATAGCTGATTTGTCGTGGGTTCGATTCCCAACCTTGCCGATTTAGTAGTGTTAATAGCACTACGTAGCCTTGAAGTACAAAAGGCTATTCGTGGCGACAATCAGTGTTGCCACGGCGCGTGCCGATATGGGATAAAGGTATTCCAATAGCTTGCTAAGCTATCCAACAGAAATGTTGTTCGTGTTCGATTCACGATGTCGGCGCTAGTCGGGGGACACCGACTATTGATGTGTATGCAAAAGGGTAAGCAACGAATGGTCAGGAGACAGGCATATGGATTAAAAACATTTGGGTTTTGCCTATGGGTTCGATTCCCTCCAACGTAAAGAGTGCACGCTTTATGTGTGGTTCAAATCCACACCACATCAATCATACGTCGGTTTAGTACGAGCTGTTATATCTTGAATAGCGGTTGCGTAATGCTGATGGTCTGCAATATAGCAGTTTCGGAAAAATAAAAGAAAACACACAAAAAACAAGTTGCTAGTAGGTACGCGCGACTGAAAGCAATGGGGTGAGACACTTCAAAATTCTGTAATGTGTTTTGGGAAACCTTTTGATGGAGTGTATCTTGCCTTTTTCGGATAGTAGTTCAGTTGGGAGAAACCCACTGCGGTAATGGTAGCGGAGGGAGTCACAGGTTCGAGTCCTGTCTATCCGATTACAACAAACTAGGTGATGCAGACCGAAAAGCACAAGCCTTAGTGCCTGTTTGTTGTTTTGTTAATAAGGCTATTATCAGAAAGGCAGGTAAACATGGCAAAGTTAATTAAACTCGGAAAAATAAGAATGGAGCTTGTAGATTATGTGCTGAATTGCACAGATGATGAATTGTACGAGCTTTGCGGTGCTGTTTCAGAGCTTGGAGGTGTAACATCTTGGTCTTGTGATGAATGTCAAAAACGATTCAAACCGGATTGTAGCTTTTATAGCGATGAATCAATATGCAAGAAACATTTTTTTGAGATGAACAAGCCGGAATAATATTGGTAAAATCAGTTGCCTAGTGATTGCAACACGAAAAGAGTAACCTACGAACTCCTGACAACTGTTTTTTATATAAATCGTAGGGTTATCTATCGTAGGAGGTAAAATATGACAGACGCAAAAATTAAAAAAGCGGTAATTAGAGAAGATTTATTATCAATAACAAACGATTATAGAAAAGCTATTATTCTCAATCAGTTTATTTATTGGTCTGAAAGAGTATCAGATGCTGATAAGTTTATCAAGAAAGAAAATGAGATTGCGAAGAACAATGGAGAAGAAGAAAGAGAGCTTTTCTATGGTTGGATATATAAAACTGCCGAAGAATTAGCCGATGAGGTTATGTTAGGTTTATCTGCAAGTCAGATAAGAAGATATATCAGTGAATTGGTGGATATGGGTTATATCTCAAAGCGAAATAACCCTAAATATAAATGGGATAGAACATTGCAATATAGAGTAAATCTTGTAAATATTGCAAAAGACCTTAAAAAGAATGGTTATCCATTAAGTGATTACAGAATTGAAATACCGGAAAATGAAAAATTCAATGCGCATGAGTGCGCAATCAATGATGAGCCAATGGAAAATCAAACGCAAGTCAGTGACGAAGCAATACCAAAGAATACTAACATAGATTACTTAAACAGAGATTATGATTCAGAGATTACAAGAGAGGTACATACATCAACTAACATTGATGGAGAGGTACATACATCTGTTTCCGAGAAACAGACGGCAAGAGTCACCCGACAGGATATGCAAGCAAAGAAAGATGATATGCTCTATAGGTTCTCTGAAATCTGCGACAACAGTATTGAAAACAAGACAGTCGGAGAAGTAGTCAAAAAAGCATTTTGCAGATACATGAACCTGTATGAAACATATTTTGCTAAGGTTCACCCAATCTTGACCGATAAGACTTTGACTAATGTATGCCTGTCGCTTTCTAATGTGACCGATACGGAGCATAATCACTTTGAGTGGACAGATGTTTACCTAGCAGACGAAACAGGGCTTACAGGGCTTGATAGAATGGTTAACGAGCATTTCAGACGAACACATAGAAGAGAGACTAACTACTCAATAACGCATTTTGCTAAAAGCGACTATCTGCTACAGTTGGCACAAGGCATTATAGAATATTAAGCGGAGGTATAGATATGGCGAAAGGAGTTAAGACACGAAATATTGATTCATTCCGAGAGGGATTGATGGAATACGCATATGGCAGATGTTCACAGGCACAAGCTGCAAAGATTGCCGGCATGAGTGTGCCGACATTTAGGAAGTACGCAAATATGCACTTTTTAGGTATTCCATTCCCCGACACACTGTTTAAGGCGAAGGAGAAATGAGAAGCATGTGTGAATTTTGTTGCAAAATAGGAAAATTGGAAAAAATCAAGCAAGGAGCTTTTAGAGGCGGATATTATCCCGAAAAAAATGAAACACAAATCGTTGAATTTGAAAATGCATTTCATTTATTTTTCGGATGTAGCGACCCCTTTATGTCTGGAATTGAAATCGAAGATATAAAATTTTGCCCTATCTGCGGCAGAAAGTTGGTGTAGTAATGGCGGAACCTTTAAGTAAATTAACAGAAAAATGTAAAAGTTGTCCTAAATCTGAAAAATGTGACCATAAAAGAATGGAGTTATGCGCTTTAGCAGATTTGCCACCACAAAATCTTGCAAGTGCTACACAAGGTATTTTGATAGACAATATGTCGCCTATATTGAGGGAAGAAATAAAAAGTCATTTAAGTCCATTTAGGTACAAAGACGAATTAGAAAAAGCACTAGATGATTTTCATTTTGGAAATATGTTTATGTATGGTGCTTAGAAAGTTGGTGAAAGAATGATATCGTACAAAATAGCATTGTTTATTTACTATCTCTTATCATTATGGCTCATAAAGAAATCCAAAAATATTAGAGAAGTCGCAGAAACGGGGTTTTTAAGTATTATATTTCTTTTGACAATGATTGTAGCGAACATTTAAGCATATAGAATAGGCGGTGGAAGAATGAAACATCAAAAAGAATGGCACACTTGTGACAGGTGTGGAAAAGAAATAAAAGTAGGACTGTTGGGTGTGAACTCAATCACGAGAAACGGCGTATTGAATACAACCTACGACTTATGCAATGAGTGCATGGAAGATTTTGAGGAGTTTATGAGAAATGATAGTTAATATGGGAACCCAAACCTATGAAATGAGCCACGAGCAGGCAAAAGCTATACTTGGAACGGCTAAGAAACTTGCAAATTGCAACATATACGGCATTGAAAAAGATAATGTGCTGATTATGCTGAATGAAAAGTATGAGGACGATATGAGCCTTAAAAAAGCCGTAGAGGAGTATAAGAAGAAAGGGTTCAAGGTGCATTGGAAATGAAGAAAACACGTTCAAAAATCATAATCAAAACAAGAGCTGGCGGTTACACAAAGATTTATGCCAATGGAAAATGGCAGAAGAAAGTACGCGTAATTGATTATCATGCAGAATGCAGTAACAAAGATGGTATAAAGGTTACTTGCGAATTTGATAGATTGAAAACTGATAAAAATAGTTCGGTTATCTACGATGAAGCTAAAAAAGATTTTGCAAAAGAACATATAGTTGCAAGGATTTGAGGGAGCGTTTGAGTAATGAGCATGGCAGAAGTAATTAAATCAATAGAGCGTGAAGCGCTTAGAGAAGCACAATCGCACGAAATAGGCGGTAGAAATGGTGAGCCTATAGAAACATCTGAACTTCACGATATGACTATCGGCATTGATATTTCAGTTGATGCAGTCAATGAGTATGCAAAATCAATTCTAGGCAGATACCCGAAAAATAATTATGAATTTTTAAGAGCATTAGCAATGAAAATCCTAGAGGAAACAAAATCATTAGCGAATAGTGAGGGGAAGAAGTGAGATTATGAAAATAATTAAAAAGGGTGATTTGAACATAGCCAAAAAACCACTAAGATTTAAATGCAAGAATTGTTGGACGATTTTTGAAGCGATTGAAGAAGAATATATATACTGTGGCGACCAACGAGAGGGCGATAACTGGAAGTGCGAATGTCCTTTGTGCCACAAAATGGTTTATTACAGCTAAAATAATGATTGCTGATTATCAACAGAAAGGGGAACATATTATGGCTGATTTGAAAATATTTACAGAAAATATAGAACATGAAGCATTAAATCAGATATATACGCTTGTAAAACAGCCGGCATTTTCGGATTGCAAGATAAGAATTATGCCAGATGTTCACGCGGGAGCAGGGTGTGTTATAGGATTTACTGCTGATTTAGGAGAAAAAGTAATACCGAACATTGTTGGAGTTGACATAGGCTGTGGGATGCTTACTACAAACTTGGGGAATATTGATATTGATTTTGAGAAATTAGATAACGTCATTAGAGAATATGTTCCAAGTGGTAGAAGGGTTCATGAAGAAGAAAACTCATCTGTCGCAAGCGATATTATTGAAAAATTGTATTGCAAGGAACAGTTGAAAAATATAGATTGGCTGAAAAGAAGTTGCGGCACGTTGGGAGGCGGCAATCATTTTATCGAAGTTGATAGCGATAGCAAGAATAATAAATATCTTGTTATTCATTCGGGAAGTAGAAATGTCGGAAAGCAAGTTGCAGAAATATATCAGCAAATGGCGATTGACGATATTTCGGGAAAATCGAATTTCAAACAAGATAGTGAGAAATTGATTTCTGAATACAAAAAATGTAAAAGAGAAAGAGAAATCAGCAAGGCTATCAAAGAATTAAAGCAGTCCTACGAAGCAAATACAACTAAAATCCCTAGAGAGTTATCATATCTTGTTGGAAAACATAGAGAAATGTATTTGCACGATATGAAATTATGTCAAGAGTTTGCGAAAATTAATAGAAGAGCCATTCAGAGCATTATTTGTTACTATATGGGGTGGGAAGTTACAAAAGAAACGGAACGATTTCAAACAATTCACAACTACATTGAACACGATACAAATATTGTTCGTAAAGGCGCTATTTCTGCAAAAGCGGGGGAAAAAGTACTAATACCAATAAACATGCGTGACGGTTGCATTTTGGGAATTGGCAAGGGAAATGAAGATTGGAATTATTCAGCACCGCATGGAGCGGGACGAACTATGAGTAGGTCAAAGGCAAAAGAAAGCATTTTACTAGAAGAGTATCAAAAAGCAATGGACGGAATATTTACAACATCTGTAAATACATCTACGATTGATGAAAGCCCTATGGCATATAAAACAATGGATGAAATAATTGGAAATATAAAAGATACTGTTGAAATAGTTGACATTATAAAACCGATTTACAATTTCAAAGCAAACGAATAAAAACAATTACCGGCTACGGACTAATTGTAGCTGCTGACCTAGAAAGATAAAGGTTGATAAAACATAGAAAAGGAGACCGAGAACATGAAGAAGTTATTTGTAAGTGTGCCGATGAGAGGCAGAACAGAGGAAGAAATCAAAGCTAGTATTCAGAAAATGAAAAAGATTGCTGAAATATACGAGGGCGAAGAATTAGAGCTTATCGACAGCTACATCGAGGATAATCCACCGAAAGACAGCAAAGAGGCTGTATGGTATTTAGGCGAAAGCCTTAAGAAGCTGGCACAGGCTGATGTATTTATCGGAATTGATGAAGCGTATGATTGGAATGGCTGTTATATTGAAAGAGATACAGCACAAAGATATGGCGTTAAAACATACATAGCTTCGGCAAGATATGTAATTGACGATTATAGTGCACTTGTGCAGAAATTATATCCGGCTTGCAATGAAGCAATGCCAACATTCTAATAAAAATTTACCGGCTAACAAATGGAGTTAGTCGCTACCCTAGAAAAATTATAGGCAGAGGTCTATAAGCACCTTTGCTTTTAAAAGTGGAGGTGCTTTTCTTATGGCTAGTCAGAGCCTTATTTCCACAGTAAACGGATATGAAAACTACATACAGGATAAAGGGAAAGACGAGCAAGTAATTAATGCCTATGTAGACGCTTGCAGTGTAGCCATAAACGGTGAGAAAGATATTGAGTATGGACTACAGCTTACTAAGAGGGCAAAAGAGCTTATAGAGGACTTCTGCACGGCTAAAACAGGTGGTACGATTTGGGATTTGGAAAAATACGCATTCGACCACAAAACCACATATGAGCTGATAAACAAAAAATATGAGGTTTTGTTACTTGAAGCCCAAAACAAAATAGTTGACAGCTATTTTCAGTACATAGAGAAAAAGCGTGAGCCTAAAGACCGATTTTATATGCCACGTAGGAAACAACTAATCAAAATCGGACTTGTGGACGCACTGCAAGGCATGATTGATGATAAATACGACATATTGTGCGTGAGTCTAGTGCCTGGAGCCGGAAAGAGTACGATTGAGAAATTTTTTCATTCGGCAGTTGCCGGTTGGTTTCCAAAAGACTACAGCCTATTTTATTCGCATAGTGGCGATATTACTCGAATGTACTACGATGGAGTATACGACATTGTTACTAATGATGATGATTACGCATGGCATGACATTTTCCCGAATCTATCAGTTACAAGCACGAATGCCAAAATGGAGCAATTCAATATTGGTAAATATAAACCTTTTCCATCAGTGCAATGTACTTCTGTTGGAAGCAAGAATGCCGGAAAAGTCCGTGCAAGTAAATTTTTGCTAGTTGATGATATGATAGGTGGAATTGAGGAAGCCTTAAATCCTACAATACTTGATAAATTATGGGATAAATACGCAGTAGACGCAAGACAACGTAAGACACAAGATACGGACGGAAAGCCGTGTAAAGAGATACATATTGCCACTCGTTGGAGCGTACATGATGTTATCGGACGCATTCAAAACATGTATGTCGGAAATCCAAGAGTCAAAACAATATCGGTTCCTGATGTAGACCCGGTGACAGGAGAAAGTAATTTCGATTATGAGTATGGCGGTTTTACGAAAGAGTTTTTTGCCGACCAACAATTACTCATGGACGAAATCTCTTACCGATGTTTGTATAAACAGGAGCCTATCGAGCGCGAGGGCCTATTGTTTCCTGATGATAAAATCCGCAGATACTTCAATCTTCCACATGGTGAGCCGGAAATTATCACAGCTCAATGCGATACAAAAGGAAAAGGCACAGACTATTTTGTTATGCCAATACTGCAAAAATATGGCGAGGACTATTACTGCGTTGATTGCGTATGTGATAATACGGCAGACTATGAAATGCAGTATGAAAATGCGTCAAACACATTAGTCAATAATCAGGTACAAGAGTGTGAGTTCGAGCGTAATGCCGGCGGTGACAGAGTGGCTATGGAAGTTAATAAGCGAGTTGAAAATAAAGGGTGGATATGCAACATCACTGATGTACCGACAGAGACAAATAAGGAAGCACGTATTTTTCAGTGTTCTAACTGGATTTTACAACATATTATTTTCAAAGACCAATCACTTTATAAGCCAAATGAGCCTTATGGAGTAATGGTATCACTGCTGAAACGATATTCAGTAACAGGCAAAAAACAGCTTGATGATGTTCCTGATGTTTTTTCAAACTTTGCATTAAGAATAACGCAAGGCAGTAGAATAGCAAAGGTTGAAGCAGTACACAATCCGTTCAGAGGAGGGCTTTATTAATGACAAAGGAAGTTTTATCACAGTATTCAGACTTACAAGAGGAAATCAAAGAGGTTAGAAAGAAAATTGCTAAATTGCAAGATGACCTTAAAAAGATAGAAAGCGGAGAAAGCGTGATTGACACTGTGTCGGGAGGCATGGGTGGCACACAGCACTTCAAAATCGAGGGCGTACCATACCCTGAATACGGACGCAAGCGCACATTGTTGTACTCAAGAATGACTACGCTACAGCTTTTACAAGATGATTTGCTCGAAAAGACAAACGATGTAGAAGAATTTATAGCAAGCCTTGATGATAGCAGAATGAGAAGAATAATTAATTTTAGATTTTTGGAAAATAAATCATGGTTGCAGACGGCATATGCGCTTGGTGGTAAAGCCACGGCAGATAGCGTAAGAATGGAGTTTGAAAGATTTTTTAAGAAAATGTAAGTTTGTTCGTTCGGTTCGCTTAGAATGTGATAATGTGTAAGATGAAAAAAATGTAATTCGTTCATTGCGAAAATCTCTTTTAGAAATGGCACTCACAGACTGTGGGTGCTATTTTTTGTGAATCGAGGGTGACATGAATAATCAGAATATTAATATTGTACCAACAGGAAAACGAAGTGTAATGTGCCCTCGTTGCGGAAAGCTATTAACGTGGGTAAATAAAAGCGACAAGAAACACCACAAAGTAATGTGTACGCACTGCCGTAAATGGATATGGTTTTGGGCGGGCGCACAAGAATTTCAGATAAAAGAGGTTCCACAAAGAACTTCTGCAAGTGGCATGAGGTTTTATTGATGTATAGATATGCTCATAAGAACGTAAGACCTTTTTCGGCTGTCTGCCAAAACAATTACGGCAGACAAGTTATTTTCACACGTAAAAGGCAAATCACAAAAAACAACATAATCGAAGAACTGAATAAAGCACTTGTGATTCACGAGCAAAATGCTATTGAGATTGAGTATCTTGACAGATACTATCGTGGCGACCAACCGATTTTGTATCGGCAGAAAGTGAACCGCCCGGAAATAAATAATAAGATTGCTGTAAATCTTGCATATGAGCTTGTTGAGCGCAAGACCGCAGAGATGTGTGCCGAGCCAATCCAATATGTGCTGCGTGGCACCGATAATCATAAGTCAGAAGAAATCACACAGCTTAACATCACAATGGATTCAGAAAGTAAACAGGAGTGCGACATAGACATACATCGTTGGAGAAGCATATGTGGTACCGGCTATAGATTCATCGGTAATGATGACGGACAAGGGCAGTTGCTTGATGAAAGCGATTTTTATTTATCGTCTGAAAATCCAATGTATACGTTTGTAGCATACTACTCAAACGGACGTCCGGCATTCTCTTGTCAAATCGGAGAGGACGAGAATGGAGCAGATATTTATTATGTGTTCACTGACAATGAGTGGTTTGATATTCGCAACGACAAGATTTATGCAAGCGGAACAAACGGCAATAGAGCAATTCCGGTGATTGAATATCCAAACAATGCAAGGCGATTATCTGACATTGAAATGACTATTGCAATCACGGACGCTATTAACGTGCTTACATCAGACAGAATCAATGGAGTCGAGCAGTTTGTGTCTGCATGGGTGAAATTTGTTAATTGTGAGATTGACATAGATACATTCAGAAAAATGCGACAAGAGGGAGCATTGGTGGTTAAATCTAACAATGGTTCAGATAACAAGGCTGATGTTGATGTAATGACGAGCGAACTTAATCAGACGGAGGGACAGGTAGTATTTACTGACCTTTTTGAAAGATTTTTAAGTATTCAAGGCCTTGCGAATCGTCAGGGCAACACAGGCGGTGACACCGGTTCAGCCGTAGAACTACGAAACGGACATTACGATGCCGGACTTAGGACAGCTATTAATGAGCCTATCCTCAAGAAATCAGAGAGAATGGCACTTAGGCTTATTCTTAACAGGCTGAGAATTAATAAGGGCTTTACACTTATGCCTAGCGATGTTGAGATACACATTAATCATAATAAGCTAGACAACATGCTTGTTAAGGCAGAGGTGCTTCAAATACTACTTAACTGCGGTATCAATTACAAGAGGGCTGTCAAGACGATTGACATGTTTAGCGACCCTGAACAAGTCACTCTTGAAAGCGCTAAGCGCATGGAAATGTTATTCCCGGAAGAACAGCCGACAACAGCTACACCTAACAATAATAACAATGATAAGAACAATGGAAAGACAGCCGATGAATAATTGGCTGTCAATTTATTTTGGAGCTTGATATGGCAGACGAAATCCACGCACTTAACAAAAATGAAATACAAGACATAGATTATGACACATATTTTGGTGAGATGGATTTGTCTGACGAGGAAAAGGAAGATAGAAAAAAACTTGCTGAAAAGTTTGAAAAAATCTTTGTTATGTTATTTGCCTTGCTATCCGGCAAAGAAGAGACAGAGATAACAACTATCACCAAAGAATTTATCATCAGATATGAGAGCATTGCCACACAGTATTGCAAAACAAAGAAAACACCATCATACATTACGGATTATGCCCGGTACATTGTGAATGAGGTAGTTGACGCTACCACACAAAATAGTGAAGTAGAGTATTTTACTTCACAGAAGCGAGCAAAAAATGTAGCTGCGAATGAAGCTAATGCAGTCGGCAATTACAGATTGCAAACTGAAATGGTGAAACAAGGTTACAAAACAAAAGAGTGGCGCTCAAAAGAAGATTCACATGTCAGACCTACACATGCGAATGTTGACAGAAAGAGGATTGATATTTTTGAGCCGTTTGAAGTTGGAAATTCGCTTATGATGTTTCCGAAAGACCATTCTTTAGGGGCACAGGTAAAAGAAATAGCAGGGTGTAGATGCAGTGTTAAATATTACAAATAATGAGCAACTTGTAAGGAAAACTTATAGGTTGCTTTTTATTATACAAAATTTGCAGTTGTGCGTTAAACAACAGAAAAACTCGGCGGGAGCGACCCGCGATAACAAAAGCGTGAGTTACGGAGGTAATTGAAATGACAAGAAATGATGTTTTGAAGCTTTTCCCGGACGCAACGGATGAGCAGATAACAAATCTGCTTAACAAAAGCGGCGAGGAAATGGCAAGAGAGAAAGAGAAAGCCAATCAGTACAAGGCTAAAGCCGACAAAGCTGACGAGCTACAGGCGCAGCTTGACGAGCTACAGGCTGGCAACATGACAGAGCTTGAAAAGGCAAATAAAGCTTTAGAGACAGCTAATCAGCAGATTGCCAAGCTACAGAAAGATAATGCTGTCAGAGATTTACGAGAGAGTGCAATGTCTGATTTTGGCATTACTGCCGAACAGGCAAAGACAGTAGTAAAAGAGGACGGCTCTTTTGATACGACATCACTTGGCAAGATTATTTCCGACATGAAAGCCAATGCGATTGCGGAGTACGAGAAAAATGCGCTTAAAGATACTCCTAATCCAAACAATGGCGGTAACAATAATGAACCCGACTCAAAGCCGGCAGATGTAGCCAATGCAGAACAAATCTCATTCGGCACAGTTGCAAGTGCTGAAAGTCAAAACAGCTATGTAATTTAAAACAGGAGGTAGAACGATGGGAAAGCCAATCGTAAGAGACTTTACACAGGGTAAAGGAATTTTAAAATTTTTCCCTTATGAGGGTGCAGCGTGCCTTGTACAACAGACTATGGTAACAAGCGCAGACACAAACGGAATGAAGATTGTACCAGCCGGTACACCATTCCCAAGCAATGATGCAGAGTGCAAGGGTTATCTGTTACACGATGTAGATGTAACAATGGGTGACGCACCTGGAACATATGTATATCAGGGAACTATTGATTGGGAGAAAGTTAAGTCACTTTCAATCGCAGGTGAAGCTAGAACTGCAACACCTAGAGTTACTTTCTATGGCGCACCAAAGATTGTAGCAAGTCAGGTCTAAAAGGAGGTAGAAAAACATGGCATTACCATTAGCAGAAGCATTTACAGCGAGAAGCCTCGGTGTAATGTGGGATAACTACAAAAAGACATTAGGAACTGCCCCTTATCTTGGCAGACAAAAATTCGGAACACGTAAACAGGACTCACTCGACCTTAGATTTATCAAGGGTAAGAACGGACTGCCGGTATCACTCAAAGCTTCAAACTTTGACGCACAGGCAGAGTTAAGAGATGTTGGAGGTTTCTCTGACATTCAGAACTCAATGCCATTTTATCGTGAGGGATATATGGTAACAGAGAAAGAGGAACAGGAGTACGACAATTACAGAACTTCTGAAAACTCAAGTCTTGCCAATAACGTATTACGTGAAATTTCAAAGAAACCAATGATGTTAATTGAGGGTGCATTAGTTGTACCGGAGAGACAGATTTGGCAGTTACTTGCACCTACAGATGGCGTGCCAAAGGTAAAGGTTGTACTTGGCGATAAGAACTACGTCGTTGATTACACAGCCGACAATGGCGCAGAGCATAAGGAAAAGCACTTTAAGTCAATTACCGGCACAAGCGCATGGGATAAGCCTACCACATGTGCACCACTTGATGACCTTATCACAGCTCGTAGAGACTTTGCAAAGGCTACAGGCTACTCACTTACTCGTTTCACCATGAATACAGAGACTTGGGAAATGGTGCTTAAGGCAGAGGACACAAAGAAGCAGGTACTCGGTATCACTGCTTACAACGGCGGTATCAGATTACAGCAAGGACAGGTTACTGAATACCTTAGAGGATATGGTATCGAGATTGAGGTATACGATAAGCTCTATGTTGATGAGGCAGGACAGACACAGTACTTTGTACCAACAGGCATTGTATCTGCGCAGTCTGCCGGAGTATTCCTTGGCGATTACACGTTTGGTAAGACTCCAGAGGAAAGAAGCGGAAGTATCACAGACGGAAACCTCTCACTTGTTGAGACAGGTGTATCTGTATACACATACGCTACAAATCATCCTATCAATACTCACTGTATCGTATCTATGATTGGATTACCTACATTCGAGGGTATGGATAGCGTTATGGTTCTCAAAGTTAAGGAGGATTAAGGCTTATGATAGCAACGCACTCTATAAAGCATGATGGAGTGTGGTATAAAGTCGGAGACGAGGTACCGGAAAGCAATAGCAATTCGGTACCTTCTGATTTTATGAACCCACCTGAAACACCATACACAAAGACAGAAATTAACAGAATGTCAACAGCCGACCTAAAGAAGCTTGCGAGCGAAAATGGTATTGAAAATGCCACAGAAATAAATGGCAGCGACTTGAAGAAAATGTTAATTGAAAAGTTTGGATTATAGGAGCTTGGCATGGAATACACCACATTAGAACAGGTTAAAATCAGACTCAAACAATTTCATATTGATACAGTCACGAATGATGATGATACAACATCTGATGTGGTTGTATTCGATAAAAAGGAAGATAACCCATTCATTGAACAGCTCATTAAGCAAGCTACGGAAGATGTGAAAGCAAAAAGGTGCTATCCGGACACTTTCACTGATGATGATGTAACTGCCGATTTAAAGCAGTTTGAGAACGTTATTATCAATCTTGCTGTCTACGACCATTCACAAGCCGGTGAGAACTACATGAGCGCATTAAGTGAGGGCGGAGTGAGCCGTACATGGAAAGACAGAGATAAGCTGTTTGTCGGAGTTTTTCCTTTTGTCAAAGTGCTATAAGCAAAAGAAGATTGTGCGTTACCATTTTACTGATGTCGGTAAAGTGGTAGCAGGCGGTACACATTAAGTGGTGGTGGGCGGTGTGCCAATTACCAAAGACGAAAGGCTGTAAGATGAATAATTTAATCTATCAGACATACATTATTGCCTTACCAATTATCCTAACAGCGCTTTTGGGTTATATTGTTTGGCTTTTACAAGAGCAGAAAAAGCAAAAAGCGATAGACACAAAAGAAAGAAACGAGCGCATTGAAGAGGAAAAGAAGCTACGACAAGCGAACGGAAAAGGTACAATGTTACTTTTACGAGTACAGCTTATCGAATACCATGATAAGTACATGAAGCTTGGCGAAATTCCCTCATATGCGTATCAGAATTTTTGCGAGATGTATGACGCATACCACGCACTTGGTGGTAATGGCATGGTAACAAAAATGAAAAATGAGATTGAGGAAATCCATTTAGGTAAAGGAGGAAAAAACTGATGGACTTTACACAAGTACCTACAGTAGTTGCCATTATGGTAATTACTTATTTAATCGGATATGCTTCAAAGCAGATACCACAGGTCAAAGATAATATTATTCCTATTATCGTAGGTGTGGCCGGTGGAGTACTCGGCATTGTTGGAATGTTTGTAATTCCCGGTTATCCGGCAGACAACATCCTTGATGCAATAGCAGTTGGCATTGTGTCGGGCATGGCAAGTACCGGTGTTAATCAGATTTACAAGCAGATAAAGAAAAATGCTTGACATTAATAAGCAAGCCATGAAATACGCGCTTCAAGGTCAAACAGTCACAGTCTATGAAAAAGACGAGGACGGAAATCCAAAGTTTTACGAAACGGAGGACGGAGAGAAGATATACTACACGCATGAAGAAACAGGCTTTTCAGAGCCGGTTGATTTTCGGGCGAATATATCATTTGACGGTGGAGAAGCACAGAACAAGGAATATGGCTTTAATACGGCTGATTTTGATGCTGTTTTGCTGACAGACAGAGGAAAATATCCCTTTAAAAAAGGTGACGTTATTTGGCTTGATAGCGAGCCTACAAAGGATGAAAACGGATTAGTTGATTCAACTTCCGCAGACTTTACAATAGTGGGAGTCAAGCCCTCTCTCTATTCGGTTAAATACATGCTCAAAGCAGTTGTGAAAGAAGTGTAATTATGAAGATTGACGTTTCTCTGACAGAAAAATCTATACAAGATGCGATAGATAAGCTTGAAAGATACAAAGACCGCTTACAGGACAAGTGCATAGCGTTTGTCGGAGAGCTTGCTAGTAATGGCATTGCTGTAGCACGAGCAAATACAGGTAATTTCGGACACTATATTACGTTTAGTTACGAAATTAAAGATACAACGGACGGCTGTACAGCTATTGTGCTTGCTACCGAAACAGGGCAGATACAAAGCACATGGCAAACGGCTGACGGACTCAAAACAGTTGATGTATCGCCTTTGCTTATGGCTGAATACGGCTCGGGTTGGAGAGCTAAACCACACTTCAATGACGCGAGAGGCGGTCAAGGAACTTTTCCGGGACAGACACACGCATTCGATAGTGAGGGTTGGTATTGGAGAGACGAAAGCGGAGAATTACACCATTCATACGGCATTACACCTACAATGCCGATGTATCACGCGTTTGTAGAAATGGAGAATGACATTATGAGAACGGCACGAAAAAATTTTAGTTGAGGTGAGATAAAGTGGCGAGTCAAAATCAATGGGCTTATGACCTTGAAGACCTTACATATGCGATTGTGAAAACCCGATGTGAGAAAAAATTGAAAACTAAATATCCCAAACTGAAATTCACACAAGAGGAACAGTCGGACAGTGCAGTGGCTAGTTTCCCAACAGTGCTAGTTCAAGCGCTCGAACCTATTGAACAGAATGAGGATTTAGAGGGCAGAAGAACAAATACAGTGTTATTTACGGCACAAGTAACTGTTACAACGAATAAAAGCCGTTCGGAAGCCTTGAATGTGGCGCAGACAGTGGCCGATGAGTACAAAGCTATGTCATTTAAGCTAGTGCCAGCCCCATTCGCTAGAAAAAACGGCAAATTATGGACAGCAACATTACGTGCTAGGCGGTCATTCGACTGGAATGATAGATTATAAGAGCTTTTTGGCTCTTATTTTTTTATGAAAAATTAGGAGGTAATAAAAATGGCAACAGGATTAAAAAGCAGAATTGCTTACAAGACACCAACCGCATCCGCCACAAGTGGCGATTACTGGGCTGGAACTTACAAGCTCTTACTTAGAGCAAAATCAATTCCCTCACCATTCGGTTCACAAAACATGGTAGATACTTCAACTCTTGAAGATTTAGTAGAGACACAGGAGATGGGCAGACGTTCAGCCGGTTCTATGGAGGTCGAGGGAGCTTTTGAGAAGAAGTACAAGGATGAGATGGTAACTAACGAGGGCAAGAAGCTTGATTTTATCATTCTCTATGGTACAGACGGAAAAGGTTCAGAGGGTATCTGCGCTTTTATTGGACAGGAGTCATTCGCCCCAGGTGAGGCTTCCGATGACCACTTAACAGGAACTGCGACTGTATCAGTTCAGACAGTACCTAAGTGGATTGAGGATAACTACGATGTTGCGGTCACAGAGGATGACCGAGGCTATCCAACAGCAATCACACTCACAAAAAAATCATGAGCCAATCGAAAAAAGCCGTAGCGGTTGGCTATGATGATAGCACGGCTGACAGCGAACTTGAAGAAACAATATAGTAAGGTAATGGAGGCAGTTTTATACTGCCTCTTTCCCTATATAAATTAGGGAGAAAGGGAAAGATAAAATGAAAATTAAATTAAGTGGAAAAGAGTATACAGTTAAATTCGGATATGCACCGGTATATAAGAATAAAATTATCCCAAGGCTCGTAGGAATGGAGCAAAAGGGCGAGGGACTTGAAGTCATTGACAACATGCTTGGATTTTTACCGGAGTTTTTGCTCGTGGGCTTGCAAAAGTTTCACGCTGACGAATTTGGCTTTGATTTTGACGATAAAGAAGCAAAAGAGAAGCAATTAGCGAAGATGTATGATTTGCTTGACGATTATCTCGACCCAGAGAATGAAGAGGGTGGAGATATAATGTCGCTCTACAACGATTTGTCGGCTGAAATGGAGAAAAACAGTTTTTTATCAAAGATGCTGGCGAAAGAGGTACAGACAGCCAAGAAGAAACCAATCAAGAAGTAAAAGAGCTTACATGGGAAGTATATTGTAACGAAATCCGCCCATATTGGCTTTTGGTAACTAAAGGCTATGGATTTAGCGTTGAGGACATAGATATGTCTTGTCCGGCTGATTTAGAGCCTTATTCAAAGGCTTATATGCTCGAGCAAAGAGAATCTGACTCTAACATGTGGGCTTGGTGGGGCACATACGGATTAAGTGCAACTCTTACAGCTATCGACAGAGCCTTAAATGGCAACAAAGCAAGAGCAAAATACATTGAGAAATCATTAAATGAGCAATACTCAAAAGATAACGAGCCTAAATACAAGGAGTCTAATGAGGAAATTGCCGTATACGAAATGAAGCAACGAATTAACGCATTAAGACAGTCGGGATTACCTGAAAGTCCTGATTAATGAGGTGAAAATATGGCATATAAAGGAATTGACGTATCGTCATATCAAGGAAATATTGATTGGAGTAAGGTTAAGTGGGCTGGGGTGCAATTTGCAATCCTAAAAATAATCCGCAAAGACCTTAATCCGGATAAAACCTTTGAGCAAAATTGGAAAGGCTGTACTGATGTGGGAATGCCAATACAAGGTGTTTATAACTACTCATACGCTACAACAGTAGATAAGGCAAGGACAGACGCAAATAAGGTCATTCAGACGCTTAACGGAAGAAAAACTTTCGTTTGGTTAGATGTTGAGGATAAGTGCCAACAAGGACTCGGACAGACACTTATTGATATTATCAACGCATATCAGAGCGTTATCAAGAGTGCCGGGCTTAACTTTGGTGTATACACAGGGCTTAGCTTTTATAATCAGTACATTGCGCCATACGCAAATCAGATTAATTGTCCGTTTTGGATAGCACGTTATCCGTCAACTAAAGGAATGTCTATTGGTGATGAGCCTAATAGTGCAAAGAAGCCTGTTATTCAACATCCTCTGTATGGCTGGCAGTATTCAAGCGCGTTTACTTGTAGCGGTCTGAATAACAGTACTGACGCTAACTTACTCTATGTTGAGCTTGGTAAGGGCGATGGAATAGAGAATAATCCGGCACCAGTAGCAACTCCGACACCAATAGCAACTCCGGTAAAGAATAACGCTTGGAAAGGCAATGAGGAGTATTACCTCGATAATGATGATGTAAGAAAATGGCAACATGCTATGAACATCGGATTTGACACAGACGAACTTAAGGAAGATGGCGGATTTGGAGTTAATTCACAGAGATTTGCTAAAAATCACAATTTGTGGAGCGGTCAGAGACATAACTGCCCGACAGCCATTAAGTGGCTGAGAAAAACTCTACATGACAAGTATCATTTTTACAAACTTGATACCGATTACAAAGAGTGGAGTGACTACCTCACTAAATGTGTCATGGTATTTCAAAAGAATAGAGGTCTTAAGCAAGACGGCTATGTTGGATTGATTACAACATACTATCTGCTCAAAGGATAAATACATGAGAGCTACTTTAGGGTAGCTCTTTTTTATTACAGGGAGGTGAGAAAATGGCAGAGAGCATTGAGCTTCAAATCAAGTCGGACGCACAACAAGCGACTAGAGCCATAGGCAATTTACAAGATAAGTTGCGAGGCCTTGGAGACACTCTCAATTCCCTCAATGGTGCAAGCATAAGCAATTTTGCGAGTGGAATGTCACAACTTGCAACATCACTTAGAAGCGTGAGCAGTATTGACACACGTACATTTAGCAAGATTGCAACTAACATGGAAAAGCTCGGCAATCTTGATACTGCAAGGCTTGTCAGCTCGGCAAGTGCTTTAAAGAGCATGGCAACAGAATTGTCGGGCTTTGCAAATATCTCAAAGCAATCAGCAGAGATTACACAGCTAACAGCTTCAATCTCAAAGCTCGGTTCAAAATCAGCCGGGTATGCTGCGGACAACATAAGAAACCTTGGCAGTGCCTTGAAAGAGGTAATGACAACATTATCTAACGCACCGAGAGTCAGCAGTAACATTATTCAAATGACTAATGCGCTTGCTAATCTGTCGCAACAAGGCTCGAAAGTCGGTTCGGCTAGTAGGTCACTTGTTACCGGCTTTTCAAACACAACTAAGTCAATTAAGAGTACAAGGAGCGGATTTAGGGGCTTAGCTTCGACCATTGGTAAGTTTTACGCAACTTATTGGTTAGTTATGCGAGCTGTTGGAAAAATAGGCGGTGCAGTTGATTTAGCGAGCCAATTAACAGAGGTTCAAAACGTAGTAGACACCACGTTTGGCGATATGGCAAGCAAGGTTGATGATTTCACAAAGACATCAATTCAAGACTTTGGAATGTCTGAACTGACAGTTAAGCAAATATCAAGCCGATTCCAAGCGTTAGGTACTTCTATAGGTATTTCATCAGAGCAAGTGGCAAATGGTACGGCAGTGGCAAATAAAGCTCTTATGAGCCAAAATAACACGCTATACAAGACTACAGACAGTATGGCTGATATGTCACTTAATCTTACAAGGTTAGCTGGCGATATGGCTTCATTCTACGATGTAGACCAAGCCGATGTTGCAAAGAGCTTACAATCCATTTTTTCGGGAACAATCGCACCATTAAGAAGATACGGACTTGATTTAACACAAGCCACACTTTCAGAGTGGGCTATGAAAAACGGACTTGACGCAAATATCAAGTCAATGACGCAAGCTGAAAAGGTATTGCTAAGATACAATTATGTCATGGCAAACACGCAAGCTGCGCAAGGTGATTTTGCTAAAACTGCTAACACTTGGGCTAACAGTGTAAGAGTTCTTAAACAAGAGTTCCAAGCATGGGGCAGTATCATAGGTAGCGTAGTAATCAATGCTTTAAAGCCGTTTGTTCAAGCCTTAAGTAAAGTAATGCTCAAGGTTATCAGCTTTACAAAAACTGTAGCTGACGCACTCGGAGCAATCTTCGGATGGACTATCGAGATAAGCGGTGGCGGTGCTACTGTTGACGGCATGGAGGACATAGCTGACGGAGTAGGCGATATTGGCGATAACGCTGATAGTTCCAATAAGAAAGCGCAAAAACTGAAAAAGACATTGCTTAGCATAGACGAGATACACGCACTTGACGATAACAGCGATAGTGGCAGTGGTGGAGGTTCAGGCAGTGGCGGTTCAGGTGGCGGCGGAGCTGGCAGTGGTGTTAATAGCTCACTGAAAAAAACCGATGGATTGATTGAAAAATATAAATCATCAATCAAGGATTTATACTCACTTGGAAAGTACATCGGTGACACAATAGCCGACTCCCTTAATTCTATTAATTGGGATAACGTGTATCAGAGCGCATCGAACTTTGGAAAAGGTCTTGCAGACTTCCTTAACGGCTTAATAAGTCCAAAATTATTTACGGCACTCGGAAAGACAATAGCCGGTTCAATAAGAACTGCCATAATCTCTGCTTTTTCGTTTACGTCAACGTTTGATTGGGGAAACCTTGGAGACAGTTTTGCTTCATTTATAAATGGTGCATTACATGAAATGTCAAGAGTAAGTGACGTTACAGGGCTGACTGGCTGGCAAGAACTTGGAAAAACAGTCAATAACATTGTTCACGGCATACGAGATACTTTAATTCACGCGCTAATCAATATTGATTGGAAAGACGCATTTAAGGGCATTTCGGAATTTATCGGAGAGCTTGATATTGATACTTTTACTATTCTTATTGGCGCGTTTGCATGGAAACACGGACTCAAAGAGATAACCAAAACACTTATTTCATCTGAATGGGAAAAGTACGCAACAGCTAAAGGCTTGTCGAAAACGGAACTTGCACTAAGAGGAGTTGAGGTGCTGGTTATCGTGTCGGCTATCAATTACGTGTTAGCACACATGAAAGGGTGGATTGATAAACTCAAAGAGTGGTTCAAGAGTCCGGAATCTGGAATGGGAATAAGCAACGAAGTCACAGGCTTTGACGGGAAAAAGATTAAACTTGTTACTCCTCTCGAATGGAGAATTAAGGAAATAAAGTGGAAAATCAAAGATGCTGAAAAAAGCGTAGATGATTTTTTCAAAAACTTGGGAAATTATTTCAAAAAAGGCTGGAAAACATTTAAAAAGAATATGTCTTTAAATGTTGATGATTTACAAAACGTATTAGGTCCACAGCTTTACAACGGCTTTGTTGGGATTATTAATGACATTATAGGATTGCTTAACAAGATACCCGGTGTTGAAATACCAAAATTTAAAAAGAAAACAGTTAAAGGAATTGACGATACCGTAAAAGAAGTAGGGAAGAGCGCGAGCAAAATTGATGATAGCTACAAAAACTTAAGCGCCGGTGTAAGTGGGTATTTAGGAAATATCAACACTTCACTTGATGGTACTAAAAGCAAGATGGATAGCATGAGCAGTAAAGCAAGTGGAACAACACTTAGCACAAGCAGCTCTTTCTCAACGTTATCATCAAATCTCTACAATTCATTAAGCGGAGTTAACGGCTCATTGGGTAACACTAAATTTAACATGGGGGTATTTCAAGACGCTGCGGAAAATATGAGAAGAGGAGCATCGAACTCATTCTCAACGATGGCAAGTAACGCAAGCACTTATCTTGGCTCGGCAGGTGGAAGCTTTAGTGGGCTTAAAGGAAAAGTCGATAACACGAACGGAAGTTTAGGTACGTTTAAGTGGTACGCAAATCAAAGTTACAGTGTTGGAATAAGTAGCTGGGGATTCAGCAGTGTTAAGAGCTCGATAGATGGCATTGTACGCTCATTGGATGATTTGTTTAAGTACAACAATAAAAGATTCAATATTACCACAGGCACAAAATACATGGGGTATCAGTCACTACTCGACAGGGCACCACATTTTGCTAGTGGTGGTTTCCCGGAAGAGGGCCCGTTCTACATGAACCGAGGGGAAATAGTCGGTAAATTCTCAAATGGTAAAACAGCCGTAGCAAACAATCAGCAAATTACCGAGGGAATTAAACAGGCTGTCATGGAGGGCATGGCGCAAGTGATGATGAACTATAATGCCGGTGGAAATTCTGCACCTATCATTGAAAATGTGTTTAAGTGCGACAGCGAAACACTTTATCGCATGACACAGATAGGCAAAGCAAAGCATGGACAACGATATATTGTAGCAAATGAATTTGGTTAAGACACTCACCCTTGTGTGGGTGTCTTTTTACGAGGTAACAATATGGCAATGATGTTAGTAGACGGAGTGGAATTACCTACTCCGTCAACTTTTGAATGGGGCATGATTGATGTGTCTGCAAGCGACAGTGGACGTACACAGGACGCTCAAATGCATAAAAACAGAATAGCACAGAAACGACAGCTTAAATTGTCATGGAGTGGTACAGACACGGCTAGGACAGCAAAGATACTTCAAATGGTAAACCCCGAATATATCAGAGTGACATATCCTGACGCTATGAGTGGCACTGACGAAACACGCACGTTCTATGTGGGCGATAGGAGCGCACCTATCAAGATATGGACTATTAACAATAAGAGGTATGAGACATTGAGCTTTGACCTCATAGAAGTATAAGTCCAGCTAATAAATGTCAATAGTTAAATGAGAAAAAATCTATTTTATTTTCTGACTAAAAAAGGGCGGACTTTCCCCTTGGTGAAAATATCGTTTTTTGAAAGATATTGATTCATTGGGTTCATAGTATTTTATGCAGCTATGTCGCA